GCTGGTTTTGGACATATGGGTGCAGGATTTAATTGGAAATAAATTAGGATATATGAAATATTTTTCGTATATTTGTATAACAAATGATTAAGATGACTAAAAAATATAAAGTAATACTATTAAGTGGGGGATTTGACCCTGTGCATAAAGGACACATTGAGTGTATTAATAAAGCTAAAGAAGTAGCTGATGAGGTTTGGATTGGATTAAATAACGATAAGTGGTTATATAGAAAAAAAGGTAAATCTTTTATGAAAGAAGGGGAACGAAAGTTTATCATGGAATCATTAAGAGATGTAGATTATGTTTATGTAATGAATCCACTTATACATGGTGATGATACCGCAATTGATTTTATTGACCATGCAAAACACAAATGGCATGCTACATATAGTGATGATATAAACGGTAAAATGGCATTTGGTAATGGTGGAGATAGAACAGAAACAACTACACCAGAGAACGATGTATGTAACTCATATGGAATAGATTCAGTATGGGGATTGGGTGAAAAGATTCAATCATCATCTTGGTTATTAGAAAAATATTTAAACATAGCAGAATAATGGATATAGAGAAATTAGTAAAAGAGTTTCCAAACGATATGGAATTGGGAAACGCAGTAAGAAATATTTACTTACGAAGAGAAAAAATTTTAGAAGAACATAAAGACATAAAAATATTTGAATCACCAGATAAGGGTAATACGGTTTATGTTAGAGGATGGGGACAACCTTCTTCAACAAGAAAAAAAGTTACAAATCAATTAAATTTATTCGATGAAATTAGTTAAAAATATAAACCAATTAAAACGACCGTTAGAGATAACTCCAATTAGTGTAGAAGAAATTGAATCAATATCAACTACACTTTTAACAGAACTTACCAAACATGGTGGTGTTGGTTTATCTGCAAATCAAATCGGGTTAAATACTCGTGCGTGTGTAATCAATGTTAAAGAACCTCTTGTATTAATAAATCCAAGAGTTGTTAATGTATCGAAAGAAACAGTTGCATATGTAGAGCAGTGTTTATCATTAGATAAGACAATGAAAAAGCCAGTTAAAACAGTAAGACATAAATCATTTTCGGTTGAAACAGATAATTTAGGCATAGTAGAATTTAGTGCCGATAAAGTAGATTCTGAATGGAAAGATTCTAATGAGTTCTTTTCTGATGAGGGGCTATTAGAATGTGTTTGTGCTCAACACGAGATAGACCATCTCAATGGGATTCTTATAACAGATTCCGAAAGAAGATATAGTACAACATTTGTACGAGCAAAGAAATATGGAAGAAACGAAAGAGTAATGGTAAAACTATCAGATGGTTCTACTGAATTCATGAAGTACAAAAAAGCAGAACCTCTATTATCAGTAGGAGCTGAAATCTTATAATTTAAACAAAACATGGCAAAACTTATATTTACATATACAGATAAAGATTACATTGAACACAATAGGGAAGTAAGCAAAATTGAATTAGATATGCCAGATGATATGGATATCCACGAATTCAAAGTAGTTTGCGTTAGACTTGCATCTACAATAGGTTATACTAACAAATCAATAACAAAGGCATTTGGAGATTTAATCTACGGAGAAGATAGTCCAAATTCCATAAAGGAATTATTAGATGAACTCAATATCAATACAGATAAAAAAACTAAACGATAGATTGTTAACACAAAATATCGTCATACAAACTCTTATAAGCATTCTGATTGAAAATGATATAGTTACAGAAGAAGAGTTTGAACTTAAAATTGAAAATAATCTTGATGATGTTCAAGATATCATTAAATCTATTGATAACGTATCTTTAGAAAACGATGAAGAAGACTTAGTTACCAGTTCCATGTACTTTGGACCACATGGAGAAGCCTAAAAATATATAACATTTTATTAGGATATATGAATTAATTTTCGTATATTAGTAGAATAATATGTTTAAATAAAAGGGAGACCTTATGAAAAAGCAACTAATATTCGCAGTAATCATTTCACTTTGTTCGTTTGGAATGATTGATATTGCAGTAACAAAGGACATGGAATCTACTCAAAAACTTGAGTTAAGCAATATAGAAAAAGCAAGACAAGATTCACTTTGTAAAATAGAAGAAGAAAAACTTCGAAAAGAACAACATCACAGAGAAGAGTTAAAAAACTTTTTAGATGCAATAGGATTCAGAGAAAGTGGTAATAGATATCACATAACAAACAAATGGGGATACATGGGTAAGTATCAATTTGGAAAAAGTACTCTGAAAACAATAGGATTCAAAGTAACAAGAACTGAATTCTTATCTAACCCACAACTACAAGAAGAAGCAATGTTAGCTTTATTATTACACAACAAAAAAAGATTACAAAAGTATATTGATGTATTTGATGGTCAAACTATTAATGGTATGTTAATTACTGAAAGTGGAATATTAGCAGCTGCACATCTTGGAGGACAAGGTTCTGTAAAACGATACTTTAAGAATGGTAAAGTTTTTAGAGATGGCAATGGAACAAAAATCACTTCTTATATGAATAAGTTTAGTGGTTATGAAATTAAATTAAAAATACAATCATGATAGAATTATTAACTACCCATAATATAGTTATGGGAATTTCAGTACTCGTAAACATTGTACTACTAATAGGTGTTCGAAACCTATTAAAACAAAACGAACAACTTGAAGATAGGGTAATTAATACTATACTTTCAACAAGAGAGAACGTACAGAACGCTCTTGATGGAATGAGAAGACTCGATAACAAACAAGCATTCGAAATGGATGATGAAGTTGGTGTGAGTTTTACTGAGATTAAAAAAATAATAGAAGACTTAAACAAAGAACTATAATGGCGAAAAAAAGAAGGAAAAAATCCAAAATTTATTTTGGTACACCTGCACAGGATGCAATAATAAAATATAATGCTAGTGAAGATTTTGAAGAAAGGTCCATCATATATGAAGAAGGAATCAAATACCCATTCGAAAAACTTGCAGAAAATGTTCTTAATACTTTCAAGTTTTCATATTTCGATGTACCAAAAAAAGATATTCAAACAGAAGTAGTTTCTACAATGGTAGAAAAAATGCATATGTTTAAACCTGGTAAAGGTAGGGCATTTTCTTACTTTACTATTATAGCAAAGAACCATTTAATTTTAAAGAATAATGGTAACTATAAAAGATGGAAGCAAAATAACTTACTTTCACAGATGCCTGAAACTTGGAATCCTGAAAATGATTTTACTGAAGTTGAAGAAAATGATGAATTTAAAGATTTTAAACGTCTGATGTTAGAATTTTGGGATAGTAATTTAAATACTATATTCACCAAGAAACGAGATTTGCAAATAGCGGATGCTGTATTGGAATTATTTAGGAGAAGTGAACATATAGAAAACTTTAATAAGAAACATCTATATCTTTTAATTAGAGAAATGACCGATTGTAAAACACATTATATTACTAAGGTTGTTAATGTAATGAAAGTACATCAAAAGAAAATGTTAAATGATTACCTTGAACATGGTGATTTTAGAACACAGAAAGCAAAGTTTGGTGTGGAAGTAAAAAATGATTTTATAGATACAGATTACTTATAGTAAATAAATTATCAATGGGTTACATATTAGGAATTAGTTGTGGTTACCACGATTCAGCGGCAACTCTAATAAAAGACGGTATAGTATTGGGTGCGTGTGAAGAAGAAAGATTTACAGGCATAAAACATGATTCTTCATTTCCACATAACACAATCAAATGGTTATTGCAAGAATATAGTATAACCAAAGATGATTTGAATGATATTTGTTTTTATGAAATACCATTTGAAAAAATAGATAGAATAGAAACCTCTACAAAAAAGGGTGGTTTATTAAATTACTTTAATAGACGAAACATTATTAAGAGAAACAAAGAATCTTATATTGATTTAATTCAAGATATAAACTTATATGTTGGTAAAGAAACAAATGTTTCATTTACAGAACATCATCTATCTCATGCAGCATATTCTTATTACACTTCACCATATAACGATGCTATCATAGTTTCGGTTGATGGAGTTGGTGAGTGGGAAACAACCACAATATACGAAGGAAAACGAAACACTCTTACAAAATTAGAATCAATTAAATTTCCACATTCACTTGGAATGTTTTATTCTACCATGACTGCATTTCTTGGATTTAAACCAAATGAGGGTGAGTATAAGATGATGGGATTAGCACCATATGGAGATTCATCTAAATACATAGATAAGTTTGATTCTATTATCACTAATCACCTCGGTAGTTTTAAATTAAACATGGATTTCTTTACATATGAATATTCAGATACACATATGTTTAATGAAAAACTTGGAATGGAACTTGGAATCGAAAATAGATTACCAGAAGAACCACTTACACAGGAACACAAAGATTTAGCTGCAGCCGTACAATCTATATACGAAAAATATTTCTTTAGCTTATTAGATAAAGCATATAAATTATCACCATCACGAAATTTATGTTTAAGTGGGGGGTGTGCATATAATGGAACTGCAAATGGTAAGATACTAAAACAAACTTCTTACAATAACTTATGGATTCCACCAGCACCATCAGATGCGGGTTCTGCAATAGGATGTGCTCTTAATAATTACTATGAGAATAATGTATCTATAAGAAAAATAAATACTAATCCATACCTAGGACCAGAATATTCTAAAGATAAAATTAAATCTGCACTAAATTCATTTAGTAAATATGTTTATAGTGAGTATGTATTTGATACGGAATTAATTAAAACCATTTCAAAAGAAATTACTGAAGGTAATATCATTGGTTGGTTTGATGGGAGAATGGAATTTGGTGCAAGAGCATTGGGCAATCGTTCTATCTTAGCAAACCCAAGAGACCCTCAAATGAAATCTCGTTTAAATATGATGATTAAAAAGAGAGAGGGATTTAGACCATTTGCACCAATGATTATAAAAGGAGAACAGGTAAAATATTTTAAATATCAAAGAGTTGTTCCTTATATGAATCAAGTAGTTAAAGTTAAAGATGAGTTTATAGATAAACTTCCTGCTATAACTCATATCGATAATTCGGCAAGAATACAAAGTTTAGATTCTAAATCTAATCCAAGAATTTATTCTTTACTTGAGCAACTTAAAGTAGATAACGAATACCCAATTGTTATTAATACATCATTCAATCTAAAAGACCAAACAATGGCTCTTACACCAGAAGATGCAATAAAAACATTCCTAAATTGTGAAATGGACACTCTTGTACTTGGAAATTATATTGTTAAAAAAACAATTATTTAATTACTAAAATATACTTATTGTAAGATAGAGGACACTATTCTAAGTTATAAATTCCCTCGAAAATCTCTAATCGTATAATAAAGTGGTTAGTACAAAATACCCTTCCTTTTTGGTGGGGTTTTTTTATATAATTAAATGATAACAATTAGGTAACATAAAAACTAATATGGGATAGTATGTATTGTAATAAATAAATTTTACAATTATGAAACATATACTAATAGTACTATTAATGTTATTTACTCAATCTGTACTATCACAATCGGTAGGATATGAAATGAGAACAAATGATAAGTCATATATAGCAATTACTTATAAAGGAATTGAACTCAGACATAGAACTGATGATTTAGAAAATCGATTTACTTATAGACATAATTTTTGGAAAGATTCTTCTAAACTTTATTTAAGTGTACCTTTACATTATAAGATAGAAAAGAACGAACCAACATTAGAACCAAGATTAATATATAAGTTTCCTAAATTCAAATTATGGATACAAAAAGAATTTTGGTACAATTCAAATAAAAACGGAGCTATTGCAATTGATTATCCCTATAAAGACTTCACTTATAGAGTTGGTTGGGATACTTCAAACACTTTTAGATTTCGTTTGAAATATAAGTTCTAAAACCTCATTTTTTTTATACATAAATATATAAACCCCTCATACACTTCTTATAATAGGTATTGAATATATATCATAATTTTTTTTATCATATATACCATAGTTATTAAGTGGATATCCCTTAGTTTTGCAAGATGGAAAAGTTATTTACATTTAATTAAAACAAAAGGAGAACAATATGGAATTTTTGAAAAAAATAGGCTCATGGGCCGAAGAATTAACAAAAATTGGTATCAGTTTCATCGCCTTTGGAGTAGTACTTGAAGTACTCTTCTCAGGTGCAAACATCCCTTTTTGGCCAGAAGTATCAGTAGTTGATAACATTATGGGCATTCTAGGAAGTTTAAGTGCTGAGGGTCTGTTAGGACTTGTAGGGGCTTTTGTACTGTATCACATTATTAAAAAGTAAGAGTTAGGAGTAATTCTAACAACGCGTTAAAGATTAAACCTCACCCTAAAAAGTGGGGTTTTTTCGTTTACTATATTTATATACAACTAATATGGTATAATCATGAGTATAGAATTTGAATTATTTCCTGGCAAAAACCTTAGTGGGTTGTTTAAAGATATCTATGATAATCAACAAAACAAGAAACAAAGAATCTCAGAACTGATTTCAGAAATGAGAAATGTAATCAGACATGCTGGGGATATGGCGGTAATAGGACCAATCTTAAAAGACTTAATTGATTCATCAATCAGAAACGATGAATCATTAATTAAGATGAGTGCAATTGCACAAAGAATTATAGGTGCAGCACAAAAATCAGAAGGAGATACTGGTTTTCTTTCCGATATTGAAAAAGAACAACTACTAAAGCAATTAGATGAAACTATTTTACAAGTAGCAGATGAACAAGATGTAAAGGTTGATGAACTTACTAACGAAATAGAAGAACTTAAACAAAAGGTTGGTAAGTAATGGCACAAAGAATACAAAAATCAAATTCAGGATTCCTAACCAATAAGGCAGATAATTCAAATAAGTTAATAACAGGTACAGTAGTATTTGTACATATTGATGATACTGAATTTGAATCGATAACCATTCCATCAGATATATCTTCTGATGTATCTGATTTGGATTCAACACTTGGATTTGCCAAAATAGTTGAAAGGGGAGATACTTCATATGATTATGATGATTTAAATGATTATCCACCATTTAATATTGATGAAGGCCTTCCATTACTTGGTGAGGTAGTTGAATTAATTAAAGTGGGTGGTAATTCACATTATAAAAGAATTCATAATATAGATATCAATGCAGGTAATGCAGTTGAAGATGCTCAACTTAGAGGATTGCCAGTAGAAAATACAGATACTAATTCAAGTGGGTATTCAGAAACCTCAGAAACAGGAACACCTAACTCAGGTGGTGATGGTGATAGAAGTAATAAACTTGGTGAATATTTTGAATCAACCCAAATTAATCCTCTTAAATATTTTGAAGGAGATAAGATAATCCAATCAAGATTTGGTCAATCACTTCGTTTTAGTGGATATAATAATGAAGAGAATGTATTCGCTCCTACTATAATACTTAGAAACAGACAAAACGATTTATCAATCGATGAATTAAAAGAATTTGAAATAACAGAAGAAGATATTGTTGAGGATGGTTCTACTATTGCAATAACGAGTGGAGATTATGAATTAGCGTTCACACCTGGTACTGCAGATATTCCACTTGAAACAGAACCCATTTATCATGTTCCACCAGATGAATTAAAAGGTACAGACCAAATTCTTTTAAATAGTGGTAGAATTATTATATCTTCTAAAGATTCCGAAATGATGTTTTTCTCTAAAGGAGATTATTCATTTATATCAGATGGTAAGTTAAGTATCGATAATGGATTGGCTGGAGCAGAGATTGATTTAAACGGAGAATATAGAACAACTACTAACGATAATAATATGTATTTTTTGGGGGGTAGTGGAGAAATATATTTAAATACTGAAGAAACAACCGAACCATTGGTAAGGGGTGAAACTCTACTTGGGTTACTAGAGGAGTTAATTGATGCTATTAATGTACAAATATTTCAAACTCCATGTGGACCAACTGCACCAGGACCAACAAACAAACCAACCTTTAACCAGATTAAATCTAAATTGAATACATTTTTATCTACGTTAAACTATACGGAATAACAATATGTCATTTAGTAAATTTAAATCCGCCATGAATTCATATATGACCAACCAAGGTGGGATTGGGGCATTTACTGATTTTGCAAAAAAGATAACAACAGAATATGATATGTGTGTTAAAGCAGGTGTACAGGATGTAAATCCAATTCCAATATCAGCTGGTAATACTGCGGGAATGGAAGCACTGGTTGCAATTGCATGTCAGGTTGCACTATCTAAAACCGATGGAATGCATACTTTTGCAGATGATATTGGAAAAGGAGTTGTTGCATATTGGACAGGACTTACACTTACTGTGGGTATTCCACCTGTTATTCCTGCAAGTGGTGCAATTTCAAATATAACAACTACCGCAGCTGTTTGTATGAATCCAGGTACTTGGCCTCCAGTAGGACCTTTATCTAATCAAAATTCTAATGAAGCATTTTTAGGTTTGTTAATCGCTGCAATGCAAGGACATCTACCAACAACAGTACATATGTATTCAACCATATCTATATATCCTGGAGCTCCTCCACCAGTAGCACCCGGTGTTTTAATACATCCTGGCTTTCTAGTTCCAGGTTAATAACCATAAAATCAATAGTAATATATTTATATTAAGATAAACATAATCAAAAATGAACAACAAACAATTAATAAAAGTAATAAAGACTCTTGTTGAGGTAGAAACTGCCAAACAACAAGAACGTTTTTTATCGAAAACTTTTCCAAGAATATTGGATGAGGAAGTAAGTAGAAGATTAGCAGAGGTGAAGGGGGGTGTACCCGTTCCCTCAACGCAAGTCGTTAGTGAAGAGATAGACCCTTTCCAACAAGTAGAACTTGCGTTAGAACAGGAACGAGCAACACCAAAAAAACAATTCACTAAAAACAAAACTTTGAATGAGGTTTTAAATATGACAAAACCATTTACAAAGGCTCAAAGAGCAAGTGGAGCAACACCAGGAGGTGGAGCATCTGTATTAGATAGTTTACCTCCACAAGAACAACCGATTCAAGAGAGTATGGATAAAACCTTAACGTTTGATTCTCAAGGAGCAGGAGCTGGAATTGGTGGAATGAGAACTCAGATGGCAGCTAAAATGGGATATGGTGATGTATCACAAGGAACAAGTAAACAAGGTCTTGGAGTTAAAACAGGATTAGCTGGATTGGATAAAATTTTAAATAGAGATAATTCATCACTTGTAAAAAAGTTTAAAACGAGATAAGGGAGTGAGTCATGGCATTTATACTTGGTAGAAAAACACTAAAAGATTCTGAAGAATTCGATTCATATGCGTATGGAATCACATTACCTATACAAAATGGTAATACAGGATTTTTCTCACAGGCATTTACATCACTTGACCAAGCAAAAGCTAATCTTGAAAATTTGTTATTAACTGCAAAGGGTGAACGAATAATGCAACCAGAATTTGGTTCAGGTCTTAGGTCATTATTATTCGAACAAATGGATGATAGTGAATTTAAAAAAAACATCCAAAAGACTATTTTAAAAAGTGTGGAGTATTGGTTACCATACATTAGAGTAGAAGCAATTGATGTTAATATGGAAAATGAATTAAGAGATAAAAATCAAGTAAATTTAAGTTTACAATTTACCGTTGGAAATGATATTAGTTTACAAGAAATAACATTGGTAGTACAGGAATAATATTATGGCATTAAACTCAGCTAATTTTAAAAGTAATAACGGAAGAGATATTAAGTATCTTAGTAAAGATTTCGCATCTTTCAGAAAGAATCTTATTGAGTATTCTAAAACATACTTTCCTAAGACATATTCTGATTTTAACGAAGCTTCACCTGGAATGATGTTCATCGAGATGGCATCATATCTTGGAGATATATTATCGTACTATACAGATGATTCATTGAAAGAATCATTGATGTTATATGCGGAAGATAAACAAAATGTAATTGCTTTAGCTAATTACTTAGGATATAAACCGAAAGTTACTTCACCTGCAATTGTTCAAATCGCAGTATATCAATTAGCACCTGCAATTGGTGCTGGTGAAGATAACAGACCAGACTCTGATTATTTTTTAAGAATCAAAGAAGGTATGGTGGTTGAAGCTGCTAAATCGAATGTTCAGTTTAGAACAACAGAACTTGTTGATTTTAATGATTCAACTGATAGAGAAATTACTGTTTATACAGATGCAAACGGAGAAGCTACTCAGTATCTTATTAAAAAGTATGTTAACGCAATATCAGCTGTATTAAAGACAGTAACTCAAACATTTACTTCACCTAAACAATTTTCAAAAATAAATATTGCAGATAAGAATGTAATAGATATATTTGATATAAGAGATTCTAATGGTGGTAAGTGGTATGAAGTTCCTTATTTAGCACAAGAGATGGTATATGTTGATTATCCTGTTGATGAACAAACTGATAAAGATTTGGCTCAATTTAAAGATTCTGTTTCAAATATATTAAAGGTATTAAAAACTTCAAAAAGATTTGTAACTAAGATTAATCAAGATAATACAACTACAATAGTTTTTGGTGGTGGTAATTCATCAAATGATGAAGTGTTGATACCAAATACAAAAAATGTAGGATTGGGATTAAATTCTTCCATAGATAAAATGAGTTCAGCGTTTGACCCCGCTAACTTTCTAAGAACATCATCATATGGACAATCTCCATCAAACACAAAACTAACAATTTCTTATTTAGTGGGTGGGGGAGTATCTTCAAATGTTGCTAAAGGTGAGTTAACAAATATTAAGAGAATCGAATTTGATGATGATGTAAAAACATTTGCACAAAACGAAACAGTTTTGTATAATAAAATGAAATCTTCAGTAGCAGTTGATAATCAAACACCTGCAACTGGTGGTAGAGGTGAAGAAACTATTGATGAAATTAGAGAAAATGCACTAGCTAACTTTGGTTCACAAGGTAGAGCGGTAACTAGAAAAGATTATCAAGTTAGAGCATTGGCATTACCTGCTAAGTATGGTGGTATTGCTAAAGCATATTGTTCACCAGATGGACAATTAGATAACAATTCTCCTGGTTCATTATTAAAAGATACCGATTCGATTGAAGAGTTGGTTGGTTTAGTCAATACGGTTAAGGATAAAAATTTATCAGACCAAGAAACAAGAGAAGAAGTTCAGAAATTATTAAAAGGTAAAATGGGTAGTCCTGGTGAAAAGAACAATCCATTTGCAATTAATTTATATATCCTTGGGTATAATGCAAATAATAATTTATCAGTTTTAAACAGAGCAGTTAAGGAAAACTTAAAAACATATATCGGAGAATATAGAATGTTAACTGATGGAATTAACATTATCGATGGATATGTTATAAATATTGGACTTGATTTTGAAGTTAGAGCGTATAGTGGATACAATAAGAGAGAAGTTCTCGCAAAATGTATTACAGAACTAAAGGACTATTTTAAAATAGATAATTGGACATTTAATATGCCAATAAACATCTCAGCTATTGAGATTTTATTAGCAGGTATAGAAGGTGTACAATCTGTACCTAAGTGTGAAGTTGTTAATAAGTGTTTAGGAAGTTACTCAACACATTCGTATAACATATCAGAAGCAACTAAAGGCAAAATGGTTTACCCATCAGTAGACCCATGTGTATTTGAAGTTAAGTTTCCAAATAAAGATTTAAAAGGGAGAGTATTATAATGTATCATTTCGTAACATCATCTAAAGATTCAACAATTTACTTACAACAACCAAATCAAAACACTGGATTGGATGAGATACTTGAAGTGTCTAAAACCTTCTATGGAAATCTTAAAGATAATGCAAGAACATTATTAAAGTTTGATACTACTCCATTATCACAATCAATTGCTAGTGGAGATATTACAATGAGTTCTGCTCATTTATTATTAAAAGAATCAGATGCAAATGAAATTCCAATTGATTATACAATTTATGCATATCCAATTTCACAATCATGGGATATGGGAATCGGAACTCGTTTTGATAATATTTCAACTGATGGAGTTAGTTGGGAAAATAGAGGAAATGTATCTAGCACTTGGTTAGGGGATGGTTCTTATTTAAATGGTACAAGTGGTTCGTTTAATGGAAAGGGTGGAACCTGGTACACAGGTTCAGTTGGTTCACAAGCATTTTCATACCAAACTGGTGATATTGAAATGAATGTATTAGATTCAATGAATAGTTGGGTTGGTGGTACATTACCAAATGAAGGATTTATAATAAAACATTCAGATTCAGTTGAATCGGACACTATCGATTATGGAGAATTAAAATTCTTTAGTAAAGAAACTGCTACTATATATCAACCTAAGTTAAGAATTGGTTGGGATGATTCATTATTTTCTACGGGTTCGTTAACATCTCTAACTGCAGAAGATATTCATATAACATTTAAAAAATTAAAAGTAAGATACAAACGAGGAAGTAAGCCAATGATTAGAGTTTTTGGTAGAGAAAAATATCCTCTTAAATCTTATACAAACACCTATGCATATACTGATGTGAAGTTTTTACCATCAACAACATATTATCAAATCAAGGATATAGTAACTGGTGAAGTAATTATACCATTTAATGATAATTATACTAAAGTTAGTTGTGATACTACTGGTAACTATTTTAAATTAGATTTAAGTAACTTCGAATACAATAGAGATTACTTTATTGAAATCAAAACAGTACGAAGTGGTGTAGTAGAATATTTTAGTGATAAAGAGTTAACATTTACAGTAGAGAAGTAACATGGGTTTAAAAGACAGATTCAGAATAGATGAGCTTGTTAAAAAGGGTTCTAAAGCTATCCCTCGTGATAAACGAGGTGAGTTGCGAGTGCGTAAAAAAGATGGTAAGGCTATTCCAACGGGATACTCTAAAGATAATAATGGGAGATTCGCTCCACAACCATCTCCTTTTATACCATATGGTCAACAACCAATTAAACATCCAGGCATTCCTCCTGAGTTAAAACGATTTAAATCAGATTTTGTAGATACCCTGCCTCCATTAAAAAGTCTTGCAGACTTAGAAGCTCAAAAATCATTTGGAGGAGAAACATCAGGTTTTATTGAAAAACCAAATTATGATGAGAACCAACTTAAAAGAGCTCTTGACGTAAAAGTTGATGAATTAATTAAACCCGTAAAGCCAAAACGAGGTGATTTTATTCCTAAACCAAGATATGTTAAACTTGAGAACCTTTACAAACAAGCTCAAACTCAGATTAAAGTAATAACAACGGAAAGAGATAATGCATTATCTAGTATAGCTTCACTTGAATCACAAATAGCTGGATTACAAGCAGAAGCTAATGACTTACGAGCTCAACTTGATGCACAAATTATAGAAACCGAAAAAGCTACTGATAGATATACTGATTTACTAAAAGATTTCCAAACTGCATTAATAAAAGGTACTAAAGAAGGTATTGAACGAGCATCATTATCAGCACAAGTTACTGGATTCCAAGCACAGAAAGAAACGTTAGTACAACAATTGAGTTCACAACAAGATATTGTAAAATCATTACAACAAGCCGCAGTTGTACAACAACAAGTTGCAGACCAAGTAGTTGCTGCAAAAGAAAACGAAGTTGAGGCAGCTAAACAAACAAGTTTATTATCATTAGTTGACCAAAGACCACAGTTCCAAGTAAAAGGAACAGTAGCATGGGCAGCAAAGGCTTCGAATAAAAACAAAAAACCTGATTTTCCAGTTTACTATGATGATAGAAAAAAGGGTAACAGAGGTGTTCTTAGTGGAATGGCGTTTGAGTGGTTTAATATGGGAGAAGAATCAGTAACATTAAATGTAACTGAAGAGGTTAAGAAAAAAGGCAAATGGTTAAATGGTGTACCTTCTTCAGTAACTATACCAAAAAGTCCAGATGGTGGTTCAACTCCTGGTAAAAAGGCAATAAGTTTCTCACGAGGTAGTGCTGGTAGGGGAACATGGGAAACGAATATAAAATTTAAAAATGCAACTACACAAGAAGAGTTCGTAATGAAAACACATTACTGGCAAGCTAGAAGGAGAAGGTCAACCTAATATATTATGGCAATAGATACGTTTAAAGAAATAGTAGAAAGAAAAGGTTATCTTGTAGAAAGAGAAGATAGAAAAATTTTCGAAAAGGAAATTAAGAAATCTAACTTTGGACTTGGTATGTCTGATATGATTGAATTTATTCTATATGATTCAAACGATAATCAGTTACCCCAAGGTGAGGAAGCAAAACTTGTTAGATATATTCATATTAATGATACGAATATCAATGATTACTTTTTAATAACTAAGAATGTTGACAATAAAAAAACAAATGATGCATCTGAATTTATAGTTGATTTAGAAAAATTAATTAGAGAAGCGGGATACTCAAATGGTATATTCAAAACACAAATAACATTATTAAATAGACGAGTAGGTTCTGAAGAAGGAGAAACAGATAAGTTATGGATACATGAAATATCTCCATCAAGAACTGAAATAAGAGTAGTTCCATTAAATAACGCAGCTAAACCAAACGAAGATTTATTAAGAAGATATGGTTTGTTTACTGATGAAGGAAACTTTAGAGATGATACAATTTATTATGTTAGAAATTTCATTGATAGTATTGATATCATACAGGTTGTAGATAATTTTATAAGAAGTAAAGGTAAAATTCGTGATGGAAGAAGATATCAAAAATTAATTCAACAAGAATTTAAAGTAGGTTCATTTGATAGTTTACTAATTGATATCAAAGCAAGATATCTTGAATCGATGGATTACTTTATAATTGGTAAAGATTGGGATATTACATCAAATACATATGGTAAGTCTAAAGATAGACCAGATATGTTAGAATTAACAATTGCAAAAATAAGAAGAACTGCAGAAACTGCTATACGAAATTCTGTTGAATACTATTTACCAAAACGTACAATTCAAAATAGTGTTGAACTAACTGCAGATGAGCAAGTTACTTTTGATAAGGTTAAGAGAATATTAAAAACTATAAAAGCAAATCAAAGATTTGAAAGTACTGTACCATCAGAAATAGGTGGAGTAACACGAGGGTGTACAGACCCTAATGCGCTTAACTATAATGCACGAGCAAAAGAAAACGATGGTAGTTGTAGGTATAAAGAAACAGAAGTAGCTGCAACCATCGTAGAGGGTTGTACTGATACAAATGCTGTAAACTATAACAAGTATGCAAGTAAAGATGATGGTAGTTGTAAATACCAAGAAGTAATTGAGGAGTATTCTGATTTAGGAGGAGGAATTGAAACTGATTTAGAAGAAGTAAAGGACGTAAAAAATCCACCACCTCCACCTCCACCACCTCCAAGAGTATATAAATACACAACAAAGATATACTACATTTGGTCAGACACAGGTTCAATCAGTTATGTTGATAGAAATGGAGCATCGGTAGTATCTGCGGGTATTGAGTATGATGCATTAAAAATAACTTTCAGAGATGATGGGCCTCCTGTATTTACTAATGATGTAAGAGAAGTTCCTAAGATAAAAGTAACTCCACCACTCGTAGTTGAGTATAGAGTTAAAAATATTAGTAAAGTAACTAAACAAAGACCACAGTATAATCAGAGAAAAAATCTAAACCAAAATTTCTATCAAAATGGGTTTATGGGATTTAGCAATTTTAATTTTAGTTTTCCTGAAATAATAGAAGAGTTTGAAGAAATATTTGTTGGTTCGGCTCTAACTTTTCAGTATAAAAATAAACTATCTCAATCAAAAACAAGTTCTACAATAGAACCTAATGATACATTAGTAGTATGTGCACTAGAAAATTCAATATCAAGTGTACCAGGACTTAAAGTAACACGAGTGGGAGTTTGTGGTGGAACATATCCACAGGTAATTACAGTACCAACACCACAAAAAAAATGTAATAACACACGAGCTATTAATTTCGGAGCAATTGGTGTATGTAAATACAGACCTGTATTACCAGAACCTGTTGAACCAGATTTGCCTCCACCACCAAAACCAGACCCACCAATAGTACATCCACCTGCTGAAAGAAGATGTAGAGATATAGCTGCAATAAATTTTAACCAAGAAGGACAATGTATATATCCAGTTAACATTCCTCCAGTTGATGTACAACCTATTATTACATTCCCAACCATATCTCAAGGAGGAACGGGTGGCGGAAGTTACGGTGGAAGTGGAGTAGTTGAAGAAATTTTAGACCAAATGGATAATTACAATAATAACCGAGAAGGATATAACATCGGTGGTGGAAATGGCGGAAGAGCAGGCGGACGAGACGTTCTTAGAAGAAGTAGAGAATACTAATAGTATATTTTTTAAAAACATATTTATAGTATGAATATAGGTGGATATTAATGAGAAATAGAAGACAATTTAATTACGATGACTTTAGAAGTTATGAGGATAACTTTGGAAGAACTAATGGCGAAAATCCTTTCGGATATGAACCAGATGTATTTCGTCCTGTGGGTAACTCCGGAGGAGGAGGGAGAGGTGGAACTCCAAGAAGAAACCCACCTGTTGTTATTAAAAATCCAATACCAGAGATATCTAGACCTAGATTTACAAAGCCAATAATAACTCCACCACCGCCACCAAAACCAGAGTTACCACCTGAGCCAATAATACCTATCAAACCACGACCAGTTGTATTTGTAAAAGGTGGTTGTATGGATAATAAGGCAACAAACTTTGATAGAAGAGCAACATATGATAATGGAAATTGTAAGTATCCAAAGCCGGAGATTAAACCTGCTGTTAAGGATTACAATGCTCCAGTTAGTGTAACAGTAGCTACTGATAGAGGACCTTCAACTGTTAATGTTGATGGTAAATCAGTAGGAACAACAAATGGTAGCGGAGATTTTCATTCTCTAGTTTTAAAATTCACAGAAAAAGAATTACTGAGTAGAAAAACTATATCAATAGAAAAATCAGGATTTACATCAAGGGATGAGTGGAGAGTATCTGCTAAACAAAAAACCTTATATAAAGATATAAAACCAGTTCGAGATTTTATACGACCTGATTTACCACCAGACTTTGCCACAGGACCAATTCGTACTAACCCAAATCCAACTAGAGGTAGAGGTACTGTAAGAGATAACGCTCCTACAATCACTGCCACAAATGATGGTAGTGGTCAGTTTAGAGATTACATGGATGATTACATACAACCACCATCTGAACAATTTGGTGGAAGTGGTATCAATTTCAGAGGAAACAATTCCTTTGAAACAAGAGCGGGAAGAAGTGATAATGGAATGGGTATTGTTTTGGATGGAGTTACTAGAGGTAATCCATATTCAAGAGCTCCAAAACCTAGAAATGAATTTTTAAATGTAAGACCTAAATATAGACCAATTGCGCCAATTGAACTTGGGTTTAACAAACCAAAACCACAAAAAAATATAATACCACCAAAAGTATCGGTAGGTTCAGTTCCATTCAATTACTATGAAATTGAATTAGAAAGAAAGATTGATGGTAAATGGGTACAACAACCAAGTGCTACAAATAAAGCTGCAAAAACATTAGATGGAACTTTAAGAGCTAAATCTCATTCATTAAGAGTAGGTTTTAGTTTAAGAAAAGAATCTGTTGAGATTATAGACCCACCTATTATTGAAGAAACTTTTTCAGTAAGTATAATAGGAGATGTGCCAACAGATGATACCATTCTTTGGAAAACTAATTATGGACAAGTTGGGGCTGTGTTGGATGATGATGATATCGTACAATTTACTGTTGAAAGACAAACAGGAGACCCAATACCAACTATTTCATTTTATGCAAATGGAATAACAGACTTTTCACATAGAGGAGAATATCAATACTCATCTAATAGAAAAAAGACTAAAATAATAAAAGCATTAGAACATACTATTCAACTTGAAGGTGGACAAAATGATATACAAATTCAAGTATTTAAAAACCCTATTGTAAGTGTACCTACTAGGCCAGCACTTAGGTTAAATAGAAGTAGTATTAAATTAAATCTAGCCGATAGAAGTGCGGTTAGAATTAGTTATGAAACAGCTGATGCTGATAGTGTAATATATACTCTTGGAAAGGTAAAAAAACAAATCCCAACCAGAGGTACTATAACCCTATCAAATGCTGATTTTCCTAATGGAGCAGGAACTTATACATTATATGTTCAACCAGCATCCCAACGAGGAGGAAGTGGGGATATTGAAAAAGTAATAATTACTGCAGAAAACAAATCGTACCTACCGGGACCTGATATTACTCATATCAATTATCCTCAAGTTATTAAAGGACCTGATTTTAAAGGATACGATATTGATTTTAATGTATCATGGCAATCTATTAATACAAACTTTGTTCGTATATATCTCGATACTCCAAGAAAAGAAGCATTTTTAGGTCAATTTGAACCACAAGGTGTTGCTCAATTTAACATGAGAGATATCCTTAAAAAAGGTAGTAGATTTAGAAGTATAAGAAATAGAAGAGATTTATTACAATTTAAATTATTATTAGTTCCACATAACTTAGAAGGAGATTCTAAAACACTAGGTAAAGTTGAATCAATAAATATTACCTTTGATAAGGGAGATTTAACACTTCGTAGAGGTAGAGTTGTTGGTGATTTAAGAAATGCGTTTGTTAATGCATTTGATAATAAAGGACTTGAGGAATTTACATCACCATTCTTAACACATTACTTGCACCTTGGAGATGGTGATAATAAACTTATAGGTACATGGGGAATTGATGAAACAACTTTCTCAGAATTTAGAATAAATCCAAATACCAATAAAAAAGAAATATTTGGTGAGGCTGATAAGTCAATAGTCTTAAAACTATATGAGCCATTACCTAGAAGTACTAATGCTAATGATAAGGTTTGGATATCAAAGATACAATCAATTCCTTTAATTGATAGAATAACAATTACAGATGATATTGTTAATAATTGTACACCATTAACTCCTAATTTTGAATTAGAGGTTACTGATACGATTGGATATCAAATTCTTGATGATTTAATATCAAGTGGTTCTACTTCATCTACTGATGTGGTAAATCAATTTGTATCATCTAGTGATTTTTCATTAGATAATTTAAATATAGAATTTGTAAGTCAATCTTCCGTAATAACTGAAGTTGGTACTGGTTTATTATTAGAACAAACTGGTGAAGAAGATTATAATTGGAAAGAGTTTATTAAATATTCTTCTGCAGATGAAAGAGTTCAAAATTTTTACTTCAAAGTAAAATTGTTAGAAACCTATGAATCTAAGTATAATATTGTAAACTCTTTAACATCATCAATAGCAACAAGACATGAAGCTAAAAGCATACAATTTAAAATAGGAGAAGTAAAAAGAGGATTTGATTCATTTGAAAAATATCTATATAGTGAATCTGGTTCATTAACTTATCCTGGAGCTGGTTTAAATACCATTTCCTCTTCAGATGATTCATCAACTATAAGTTGGTATTCTGGAATATTAGATTCAGCTCAAACATTTGATAATGAGAATACATCTCGATTATCATTTAATTTACCAAAACATATTAAAGATAACGAAAACAATTCTGATTTTATTTTGTTCTCTGATATGATTGGGCAGCATTTTGATGTTATTTACACACATATTAAAGCAATATCCAAAAGTAATAGAGTAGAAAATACACATGAATATGGTATAGATGATACTATGTTATATCATATGTTAGAATCACTTGGTTGGAACGCAGATATGGGTGTATCTGGTCAAGCTCTTTGGGAATATGCTTTTGGTAAAGATAAGGATGGTAATGTAACTACCTCCATGAGTGGTAAGGATAGACAAAGTCAAATATGGAGAAGATTATTAAATAATCTACCATATCTGTATAAACATAAAGGTACAAAAAGAGCAATATCTGCAGCATTGAGTTGTTATGGTGTTCCTGCATCTTTACTAACTATAATGGAGTTCGGAGGACCTAGTGACCCTGATGGAGATACTCCTCAGAAATTTACATATGATGATAGAACATCTTCAATAGTATTTAAAGGTTCAGCAGCGATTACACTACCTTGGAAAAAACATACATCAACATTTAGTGATGATTATCCTAATGCAGTTGAGATACGAGTAAATACTGAAGAAAGAATAGACCAAGATATTATTAATACAGATGGTTGGTCATTACATCTTGTTGCAAATACTGGTTCACTTGCTAAGGTGGAGTTTAGAGTTACTGGAAGTAATACTATACTTTCCTCTTCAACTGAAACGGGTTCTTTGTTTAACGATGAATATACACAAATCGTAGTACAGAAAACAATATCTGGTTCATTTGATAAATTTGAAGTATATGCACAAGAAGGATTCCAAGGAAGAATTAGAACTAAACTTAGTTCAAGTTTATCAGTTCGTACAGGTACTAACTCATGGAAAAGTGGAAGTGTATTAACACTTGGTGGTAATAATTTAACTGCTTCGGTAGATGAATATAGATTATGGAGAACTCCACTATCTCAATCAAGAATTGATAACCACACATTATTACCAGATGCAGTTGATGGAAATCATATATCTGCTTCATCAACCGATTTATTATTTAGAAATGATTATGAATATCCTAAAAACAGATTTTCAAGTACTTCAATTAAAAATGTATCTATAATACAAACATATGTTACAGAATCAATTGCTTCTAATTTTACAGATGTTGCAACATATCCATTCCAATATAAATCGTATGATAGAGAAGTAACTGCGATTGTACCATCAACTGGTAATACTCTTGGAAATAAAGTTAGGTTTGAAACTCAAACATTAATATCTGATTTAAATTATAGAAGTAGAGCTACTAAAAAATCATTCGACACTTCACCAGTAGATTCAAATAGATTAGGATTATTCTTTTCTCCAACAAAAGAGATAAACATGGATATAATCCGTTCACTTGGTGAGTTTAATATAGATGATTATATTGGAGACCCATCAGATGACTATAAACCAACATATAGTAGACTTAATCAATTAAGAGGTTACTACTTTGATAGGTACACTTTAAATATTTATGAATACATACAATTAGTTAGATATATTGACCAATCGTTGTTTAATATTATCTTATCTTTAATACCTGTTAGAGCTCAAGTAAGTCAAGGTTTATTAATTGAACCTCATATTCTTGAAAGAAGTAAAACAGAATGGAAACCATCAACTGCATTTAAAAAAGATTACAAAACTTCTATTAATATAAATGATGTAACTCCAACTGGTGAATCTAAGAATTATTTAACAACTGTAAACGCCAAAGATTCTACAATACTTAGTGGAGAATCTAAAGATTTTGATGGTACAATATTATTAGATACATCTAAAACATTAGTTGCGGATAATGGTGGATATGAAAGTAACATAACAACACAAGATACCGTAACGTTATCTGGTGAATCTAAAGGATTAAATTTAACAATTAATAATAGAGAGTTAGGAGAATCACTTAGTGGAGAATTTGAAACAGATATGTTTACACAGATAGGAACAGGTCAAGATTCTCTTACAGTTGCAGGATTTGGATTATTTGGAAGTGGTTCTCATGCAATTAGAACTAAAATAGATTCTACTAACACACTTAGAAAAGAAAGAGTAAAAGTATTTTTACTTAAAAAATCATATACAGTTGATATTCCTGAGAACATAACTCAAGATTCATCACAAGGTACACAATTTATAACTACAACTAAATTTAAACAAGTTGTAAATATTTTACCATTTACCGGTTCAGATGGAAATGAATCAGTAGACCCAACTGTGAGTGGGGATATAGTTGGTGTTACTCCATTAAATGGATATTTCCCAACACATTACAGAAACGTAGGAGATTTAACTAGTGGAATGGAAAATTCATTCTTTAATGGTTCAAAACAAACTTCAGCAACTACCTTAGATGGTGGTTCACCTATTGTTACATTTACTACTAATCCAAATACTTTAAAAGTATCTGATAGTGGTAGAGGAAGTGGAGAACCAATTTTAGAAGTAGATTAATAGAAATATTATCTAATTTTTAAAATAGTTATATTTATATATTGAACAACAATAACAAGGAATATTAAATTATGGCTTATTTAAATAATACAGAAATCACAGTCGATGCTATTCTAACTAAGAAGGGTAGAGAAAAATTAGCAGCTGGGGATGGTTTAAATATCACCAAGTTTGCATTGGGTGATGATGAAATAGATTACACCCTTTATGAACCAGCACATCCTAAAGGAAGTGCATATTACGATTCAGCAATTAAAGCAATACCGATTACTGAAGCATCACCAGACGAAACACAAGTATTAAGGCATAAGTTAGTTACCTTACCAAAAGGTACTACAAAAATTCCAAAAGTAGAATTTGGTATCCCTTCAATTATAGTTTCTGCTGATTCAGGTCAAGTAACACTTTCTCCAACTACTTCACCAAGTGGTAATACACAAAGTGGATATACAATAATCCTAGCAGATAAAAATGCAGGTTCAATTGTTGGTAGTGGTTTAGCGGCAGGAGCAGCAACAACACCATCGTTCTTAGGAGATGAGATAACTGCAACTGCAGCAATAGAAACTGGATTAACATTCCAATTTATACCAAACCCAAGTTTAAGAAGAGGTATTAAAACAACATTAACCGTATATGGAAACGAAACAGGTGGTTCACAAACTATTACTGTTACAGTTCGTACTCCAAGAACCCTTGACCTCAGAGAGAGAACAGCTTTTAGGAGTTCGTAGTTAAAAAATAAAAAAGGAAAATAAAAAATGGCACAAATATCAGGACAAGCTGGAGTAAATTTAACAACTGAGTTATCTACATATCTATCGGATAACCAAGGTACACTTACTTCTGAACAATTAGCATCTATTGTTAACCAGTATTTAACTGGTGGCGATAAGTTGGGAGCAAGCGGTGGTTCAATCGCACAAGGTATCTATAAAAGATTTGGTGAATTTGACCAAATTACGGGTAAAGTAGAAGTTGTTACTACCGGACTTTGGAGTGGAGATACAGGAAGTTTAACATCTTTCTTTACTTCATCAACTGAAGTTGGACAAGCGGCTTCAAACTACTATATAAATGTATATGACAAGAACCCATCATCGGATACTTCAGCAGCTGTACAATATGCAGTTGCATATGGAGAACGATTAGGTTCTGGTTCTATATCATTAGCAAACTCAGATACATCAACTTTAGCAACTAAAGCAACTTATGCACAATATCGTTCAATCTTATTAGATAACGATGATACTAAATTTACTTTCTTTTCTTCATCAGCAGCAGGAATCCATGATTCAGATGATATCTATGTAATCAATGTAGCTCGTGCTCGTTACAAAGAGAAAATGGATGCAGGAAACTGGTCATTGAAATTAAGTGGTTCTAATGGTATCTCAACATTTATTGATGATAGTGGAAAGAAATTCTCAGATACAGTTGGAAAATCCGGTAGAGTATTTAATGTATGTAGTGGTTCACTTAACTTAGGAACAGAAAATGAAGCAACTGTAAATACACTTACTGCTTCAACTGGTCAAGGTTTAGGTTTATTTTATCCTGACCAAGGATTAGTAATACTTAATCCATCAGCAGTACATAGTATAATTGGAACATCAATCGATAGTGGTTCTAATAAAGGAGCTAGTATTACATCATTGCAAACATATGAAGGTAAGAATCATTTCTTACTACATGAAGCAATTAGAGGTGGAAATGATTTTGAAGCAAGAAGAACAGAAAATGTTTCTACATCACATTACTTTATAAGAGCAACAAATAGAGAATTTAACTTCTCAAACAATCCAACATTTGTAACTGGTTCTGATGGTTCATTTGCTGAATCTAGTTTTGAAACAGACCCTAGAACATTTATTTCAACAGTAGGATTGTATAATGATTCAAATGAAATATTAGCAGTAGCGAAAACATCTCAACCTGTTCCTAAATCATTTGATAAAGAAATATTAATCAAAGTAAAACTTGACTTTTAAATAGACAGAATTGTTATGTTTCAAACATAACTTTCACAAATACTCCCCACCAAAAGTGGGGTTTTTTGTTTCCATATATTTATATAGAGGAGTAATAATACTATGATAAAGAATATAGCCAAATCAGCGGTATGGAAAAAGAGTTTTCCTGTCTATAAGAAATTTACCGTAACCAAGTCGGATTACGAAGTAATTTCGGGTTCATTAGAAACTGGTTCTTTTGATACTGGTTCTTTTAATAAACAAGGAAATATATTCACACATCCTTTAATAAAATCAATTACCAATAAATATTATCATCCTGATACAAATCCATTTAATTTATTTGGAAGGGTTACTGATATTGGTAGAATCACCGATTACAGACAAACTGGTTCAGCCGCATATATTCTCTCATTAGACCAATCAAAATATGGTGAGGGAATTAAAGAAGGTTCGGTAATATTAAAAGACTCTACTAATAGTGTAGATTTTGCAGATGATGGTGACGGAAATATTGTATCATCAGTACCATTGTATGTATTGGAATCAATTGATTTCCATACAGGTGATATTTTAATAAAAGATGCAGATAATGAACTATTTAGTGGAAGTATTGCATCTCTTGATTTAAATACAGGAGTATCTACATTAACATTTAATGGTGATACAGACCAACAAGTTGTTGCAACACTTGATTTTACAAGAAGTACACTTACAACTGCAGTTAAAATGAATTTCGATGGGTTAGAAATTGATGAAGCTAGATATGGTAATGTATTTTATGCAGATGGAACTATTGTTTTATGGGATAATCCTATTGATGATTACACGATGACTTATCGAAGTACAAAAACAATACATGAAACAGAAGTACTTGTTAGTGTTAAAGCAGGAGAGTTTAATTACTCACAAAACCCATCAGCAGTAGAAGTTGAATTATTTGAAGGAGCAACAGAACATGAGCTTACTAGAACAGGTATTCATTCAAGAGCACGTAAAGTAAAAATTAAAAACGTACTTGATATTCATAGAAAAACTGAGTTCTATGGTACAGTAGGAACTTCGACTGGTAGTTGGGATGATTATGATACATACCGACAAACAGACCCAACAGGTTCATATCTAGCACCATATATTACAACTATTGCATTATATGATGATGATGGGGATGTAGTTGCAGTAGCAAAATTACCAACACCAATTAAGAATTTACCAGATATGGACATGAACTTTATTGTTCGTTTCGATACTTAATCTATATTTATACTAACACAAAGGAGATACTAATTATGGCATCAATAGAAGAATTATACAGCAAATCGGATTTCGCTAAAGTAGGCAAATCTAAAAATGATAAAACACCAATCGACTTAGATGGTGGTAAAGATTTATCAAACGAAGAAAACTTGGCTAAAGCTAGGGGCGGAAAACTCAACGAGAAAAAATACTCAGATTCTGTTACAAGATAAAAGCTTAGATTTTGGGTTTATATATTAACTCGAAGGATAAATGGGCGTTTGTTCATATTCCAAAAACAGGTGGTACAAGTATATCTCATGTGTTAAAAACACAGAAGAATACTACCAATCCTGCTGGTCATGATTCTCTAAGAATATTAGAGTATAACTTATCGGAATATTTTAAATTTAGTCTTGTAAGAAATCCTTTTACAAGAATAGCATCAGCGTACTTTCATGAAATTAGAAAAACAGAACATATGAGTTTTGAACATTTTTTACAAAATGCTAATGAATATGACTTATGGTTTTTAAATCAATCTTACTATACACATGAATGTGGTTCATCGGATAAAGAGATGAGCTATGTAGGTAGATATGAAAACTATAATGAAGATGTTTCTTATCTTTTTAACAAATTAGATATAGATGAAAATATTCCTCACATGAATCGTAATCCAATGTACGATAAACATCCAAACTTAAATCAACAGAAATTTTATAAACATTTATATTCTGAAGAGTGGATGAAAGATTGGGTACGAGAGAGGTATTACAATGATTTCAAGATTTTTAACTATGGGATGGACATATAACGGAAGATGTATAACAGAACTATCAGATATGCCAGAAGGCACACATGGGTTTATATACAAAATAACAAATGGATTAACTGGTGAATATTACATCGGTAAAAAACAAGTACAATCTACTCGTAAGAGAAAGTTTGGTAAAAAGGAAACTGCTGCATTAACTGATAAGAGAATGAAGCGATATGAAATGGTTACCAAAGAATCTAATTGGGTAGATTATCGTTCCTCAAACAAAATCGTTAGTGGTTGGTTTGATAAGGATGGAAGACCGTATCTAACGGCTAATGATAGAATTGAATTAAAAATACTTAAATTTTGTTCAAATAAGAAATCTTTAACTTATTATGAGTTACAAGAACAGTTTTCACATAATGTATTAGCTGATGAATTATCACTAAATGATAACCTATTAGGAAAGTTTTTTAGAAAAGACTTGGATATTACATAATAATTTCGTATATTTGTTTATAAACCCAAACTAATAGTTTGTTAATTTAAAAATAAATGAACTTTTCTTTGGATATAAAAATAATCAAGAAAAGACTTGGATATATGGATTTAATTTCGTATATTTGTATCAATAAAAAGTGTAAATATGCTTTCACACCACGAAAGACAAGAAGTTATAAACATATTAAATGATGTATTGGGTGTTGGTACACCAATGAAAAATGATGAACAAGCTCATCATTGTCCATTCTGTCACCACCATAAGAAAAAGTTACAGGTTAACTTAAAAACTCAATATTGGCATTGTTGGGTATGTGATGCAAAAGGAAGAAAGATACAGAGGTTATTAAAAAGACTTCATGTAGATGCTCGTAGATTGAAAAAGTTATTTGAAATCTATGGCGATGATTATATAGTTTACTCAAAAGATACTGAAGAAGAAAAGGTAGAGTTACGATTGCCGAGTGAATTTAAATCACTCTTAAAAGTACCGGATAGTAAAGTAAATCCTGTGTACAGAAAGGCTCTCAAGTATGTTGAAGATAGAGGCATTACTAAAGAAGATATTACAAAGTACAATATCGGTTATTGTGATGGTGGTATGTATTCTAATCGTATTATTATCCCTTCCTATGATTTGGACAATAGACTCAATTACTTCATCGCAAGGTCTGTACATCCTGAGGAAAAGTTTAAATACAAAAATCCACCAGTTTCTAAGAATGTTATCATGTTTGAGAATCAAATAAATTGGAATGAACCAATAACATTAGTAGAAGGTGTATTTGATGCAATGGCGGTTAAAAGAAATTCCATTCCAATTTTGGGTAAATTCATTCCTACTAAATTGAATGAGGCAATATATAAAAACGGAGTAAAAGATATAAACATATTCTTAGATGAAGATGCACAACAACAAGCATTGCGTTACACTATGCAATTCAGCAATCAAGGAATTACTACAAAAAATATTAAACCCACAGATAAAGATGCATCTGATATGGGATTCATAGAAGTAAATAATAAATTAAAAGAATCCAAACAGACAGGATTCGGTGATATTATATCACAAAAATTAAAAGGTTTATGATAATAAATAAGGTTTACCACCTTGCGGATTTGCACATTAGAAATCTACAAAGGCACAAAGAATACAGATTGGTATTCAAAAAGTTTTTAAAACAAGTAAAGGAAGATAATATAGAAGATTCTATAATATACCTTGCTGGTGATATTGCTCATGCTAAAACAGAGATGAGTCCTGAGTTAATTCATGAAATATCTTGGTTTCTTACCGAGTGTGCGAAGTTAAGAGAAACTGTGGTAATCACAGGAAATCATGATTGTAACTTAAATAACTCACACAGACTTGATGTACTCACACCTATTATAGACAATCTTAATAATGATAGAATTCATTATCTTCGTGATACTGGTGTTTATAATATCTATAACCTTACTTTCTGTGTCTATTCTATATTAGATGACAAAGAAAATTGGCCTAAGGGAAATACTGTTGTTGGTGAAAATACAATCTGTCTTTTTCATGGGCCTGTAAATAAAGCTCAAACAGATATTGGATATACAGTTTCCTCTAACTCATTCCAAGTGGATATGTTCGATGGATTTGATATGGCTATGTTGGGTGATATTCACAAGAGACAAACCTTTGGTCCTGGTTACGAACACATTGCCTATGCAGGTTCTATGGTTCAACAGAATCATGGTGAGATGTTAGAGAATCATGGATATCTATTATGGGATATTCCTACAAGAACATTTACCGAACATCATATTCATAATGACTATGGTTTTATAACGGTTGATGTGGTTGATGGAAAAATACCACAATGGGTATATGATGAGGTTAATACTAAACTTCCAAAGAATCCACGATTAAGATTACGATTTACAAATACAGGAGGAGCAGAAATGAAACTTCGTATTACAGAATTAAAGAAAATATTTAAAGTTGCAGAAGTAACAGTTACACGAACTGATACAATGGGTCAACTTAAACAGGATAGTAAACTAAATAAAAACATAGTTGGTAATGTTAAAGAAGAAACATTTCAGAACCAATTAATACGAGATTATTTAGAAAGAAGATATTTGTTAGAGGATGATGAATTAAATCAGATAACAGATATAAACAAACAAATGAATGGTTTAATAGATGATTCTAAGATAGCAGAGAATATTCTATGGACACCGAAAGATTTTCAATTTTCTAATATGTTTTCATATGGAGAAGATAATTTAATCAGATTTGATAGAGCTCGTGGTATCGTTGGTATCTTCGCTCCCAATGCCTCTGGTAAATCCTCTCTGTTCGATGCATTATCGTTTTGTATATACGATAAGACTTCTCGTACAAACGTTTCTAAGAACATCTTAAACAACCGTAAGGATAAGTTTTACTGTAAGTTTAACTTCGAGATAGATGGAGTTGATTATTATATTGAACGTATTGCCAAATATGTTAGGAAAGGAACATCTGTTAAGGTGGATGTAAACTTTTGGAAAGAAGATGGTGGAGTTATTCAATCATTAAACGGAGAACAACGGAAAGATACAAATAAAGAGATAGAACAGTATTTAGGTAAGTTTGAAGATTTTGTTTTAACTACACTTTCTTTACAAGGAAACAATGCATTATTTATTGATAAATCTCAAAGTGAACGAAAAGAAGTTCTATCACAATTTATTGGTGTAGATATTTTTGATAAACTATATCAACAAGCAAGTGATGAAAATAGAGATAATGCTTCATTAATTAGAAAATTCAAACAAGATGATTTCACTCAGAAATTGGCAGATATTGTAGTTGAATTAAAAGAAAAGAAATCAGAATACAAACTTTTAGATATTCAACAAGATTCTGCTAAGACAGAAGAAGAAAAACTTAACAAAGAAATAATCAAATTAAATGAGAAAATTGTTAAGTTAAATGCAGATAGTGGTGTTTCTATTGAAGAATT